TCTATAACTTTTTGGCGTTCGTTTTCGTTCTCAGTCATAATGGTATTTAGCAAATAAATATACTATTATGCCAAGATTATCACTGTACAGGCCCGAAAAAGGAAACGATTTTCGTTTTTTAGATAGGGCAATTAACGAACAATTTCAAATTGGGGGTACTGACATTTACCTCCACAAATATCTCGGACCTGTAAATCCAGCCGAGGGAGAAAGTACTCCCACAACACCAAACAATACAAACCCTATTCCAGAACTAGGAATTCAAGATCTGTTATTCATGGAGAATAGAGATCGCCATTACGAACCAAACATCTATGTATTAAGAGGAATTTACACGCTACAGGATATTGATTTTAATTTAAGTCAATTTGGATTATTTTTACAAAATGATACCATAATGATTACATTTCATTTACGTTCCAGTTTTGAATCATTAGGTCGAAAAATTGTAGCCGGTGATGTAATTGAATTACCGCATCAAAAAGACGAATATGCGTTAGATGATAGTCTGGTTGCACTAAAAAGATTTTACGTGGTCAGTGAAGTAACTAGACCTGCATCCGGTTACAGCCAAACATGGTACCCTCATTTAATTCGTGCTAAATGCCAGCCTCTAGTAGATACACAAGAATTTAAAGAAATTTTAGATAAACCATTGACTGATGCCAATGGGGACGAAGCAGGAGGTACATTGCGAGATTTACTGTCTCAACAGCAACAGGCGCTTGATATTAACAATCAAATCATTGCACAGGCACAAGAGGATGTAGATAAAAGCGGTTACGAAACTCAACATTTATATGTAGTTCCTTTAACAGAGAATGGTGAAATTGATCTAGCAGATGCTTCAGAAATAGATTTAGATGCCGCAGTTGATAATACTGCATTAGATGCTAGTTTGGTTTTACATTCTCCTAAAAAGAATTATTATGTAGGTTATCTTACTGGAGACGGTGTCCCTCCAAATGGTGCTCCGTATGGGTTCGGTAATTCGTTTCCGTCAAGTGCAGAATACGGACAATTTTTCTTAAGAACTGACTATCTACCTAATAGATTGTTTAGGTATGACGGTAGACATTGGGTTAAATTTGAAGATAACGTTAGGATGACAGTTAATCAAATTGGTGAGACACAAACTACTGATACAACTAAAGTTAGAAGAACACAAAAAACAGGATTTATTAATAATTCCACAACTTCTACTATTGCAGGCGAAGTGGTTAAAGAAAGGCAAGCCCTTAGCAAGGCTTTAAAACCTAGGGCTGATAATTAAAATGTATATCTATATTCGAAAACTAAAAAAGGAGGCTTCGGTTTAACACCGATGTACTATTATCGACTGGTTTTACGACGGGCAAATTAGAAGATATCTAACACAGTTTATAAATGTGTTAAGTAATTTTTCATACAAAGATTCTAAAGGACAACTAGTTCAAGTACCGGTAAGATACGGAGATATGTCCAGGCAGGTAGCACAAATTCTTAAAAAGAACAGCGAAAACACTATACCCAGTGCTCCATTTATTGCCTGCTATATTAAAGATCTTCAATATGATAGAAATAGATTACAAGACCCGACTCATGTAAGTAAAATTCATATTAGAGAAAGAGAGTGGGACGAAGATAATCATGAATACTTAAATGTTCAAGGTGCAAATTATACTGTTGAAAGAATAATGCCAAGTCCCTGGACAATTACTTTTAATGCAGATATTTGGACCACCAATACAGAAATGAAGTTACAATTATGGGAACAAATTTGCGTTTTATTCAATCCCAGTTTTGAAATACAGACCACTGACAACTACATTGATTGGACTAGTTTAAGCGTATTGGAATTAACCGGACAAACTTGGTCTAGTAGAACTATTCCGCAAGGGATCAATGAAGATATTGATATTTTAACTATGACATTCACGGCTCCTGTGTGGATTACACCACCTGCTAAAGTTAAAAAATTAGGAATTATAACAAAAATAATTTCTAACTTATTTTTATCCGGTGCAAAAGGTAATATTCAAACTTTTTATGAAAAAGACGGCGCAGCAGAATTGTTTAGAGATATTTCACCGGATACGTCTGTTACTGTTACACACGGAAACTATAATTTATTAGTGTTAAACAATGTTGCATCTTTAATTAAAACAAATAATAACACTAGAGAAATTGACTTATCTGATGTAATAAACAAACATTCTTGGTTATCAATGTTAGACAAGTATCCAGGAAAATTTAGAGCAGGACTAAGTCAGTTAAGATTCAGTCAGCCCGATGGCGTAGAAATTGTAGCATACATTAGTTTAGATCCCACAGATGATAATTCAATGATGTTAAATATTGATCCTGATACAGTTCCTTCAAATACTATAATATCTGGTAGAGGAACGGTTGATGCTGTCATTGATCCAGAAAAATTTAAACCAACAAATATTGTAACAGGAACAAGATATTTAATTTTAGAAGATATAAATGTCAATAATTATTACGGAACACCGGGATACGATGGCCCCGATGCTTGGAAAAATTCAGATAACAGCGATTTCCAAGCACACGCAAATGATATTATAGAATGGAACGGATCCTCGTGGTCGGTTGTTTTCAATTCTACTGTAGTTAAAGATGTCATTTATATAACTAACTCATATACAAATACACAATACAAATGGGAAAATAATTCCTGGAGTAAAACATACGAAGGAATTTATGATGCATCATTATGGAGACTGGTACTATAAAAGAAATTATATGCAGTGGCGGGTTATTTTTAGCCAAAGACACTAAAAGATTTTTATTTTTAAACAGAACTCAAGGAAAGACTGCGGAAACTTGGGGACTTGTCGGCGGTAAAAGAGAACCCAATGACTCAACAATTATTGATACATTAAAAAGAGAATTCAATGAAGAGATAGGAAAAGTCTCTGGAATAAAGAAAATAATTCCTTTAGAATTATTTACTAGCAATGATCAGAATTTTCAATACAGCACTTATGTAATAATTGTTGATAAAGAATTTCAGCCTCAACTAAATTATGAACATTCTGGATACGCTTGGTGTTCATATTCCCACTGGCCAAAGCCGTTACACCAAGGATTAAAAACCAGTTTTTCAAATAAAATTATTAAGGCTAAATTAGAATTATTATTAGATTTAATTTAAATCTTTTTGACTAAATGCGTAACTTCCGAGATGCCTTAGTTCCACACTTAATGAAGTGTCGACTTTTATTTTGTAGCCTAGATTATTAATTTTTTTGCAAAGGTTCATATCTTCGCCTAAAAAATCATTAGTTTCCGGACTCCATGTAAATTCAAACCAAGGTTTAGGAATTTTCTTAAATATTTCGGTTTTCATTAACACACAACCCATTCCTATTCCTTCGACTTCTACCAATTCATTTTGAATTGAAAAATCTAATGGATTGTCCCAATCACCTATTTTACTATATGCTACCCCTTTTGAAGGGAACTGTCGCCTAACATAATTTGCAGCCACTATAGGTTCATTATGTGCCATAAGTCTTGCAGCAGTAGTAGCAGGGAAAGTAATGTCACTATCTAACCATAGCATATATTCAGCATTTAAATTTAATGCCAAATTTGCTAAAGTTTCTCTTTGCTGCAATAAAATTGTACTAAGATCCATAAACACATGAGTGTCAATGTTATTCATAGTATTAAATTTTACTAATTCTGTTAGGCACATTGCATGTGCAGAATGTAAAGTATCTCTTGCAGGGATGCAAACTGCAAGTTTACTTTTCTTTAAACTCCACTGTGTGGAGGAAAACACTGATTGTTTCATGCTCCTGCGACTTCCGAACTTAATGATTCACCTTTGATTACCAATTCGTGAACAGAATTAACAATGTCTTGTGTTCTTTTTGCACAAAGAATAAAATCATTTGGGCTAAGTTTACAAGCCGTGGTCATTGTATCAAATGAAATTTTGTTATTGGTGAGAACTTCAATGGCGCTGGTTCTTGCTAAATTTTCAATAAAAATTTCTTTAGACTCTTCATCTGTTTGAACCAATAAGTTTTCGCATTCTTTTTCGTCCATGTCAGAAAGTAATTCAAGTAGTCTTTCTAGTTCAGTATGTTGATCTACAGTTCTCAATTCTAATGAATTCAATTCATTAATTCTTTTTAAAAAATTATATAAAACTGCTGAATTGGTTGTTCGATCTGCCCAAATTATGTTATCAAGTTCCCATTTACTAGGACAATTAATTCTTTTAGTTAATAACTCATTAATATTTTCAAATTTCATAAAACCTCAATATGTAAAAGGATATGCTCTACCACCGAATTTAGCACTGAAACTAAATTGTGTGCCAGCCGATTGGCTAATACCGTATGTAGCGTTAGCACCCAATACTGCGCTTAATTGAATATTTTGGCCTCCGCTAGGAGCGTTACCGGCAGCACCAGGTGCATAGTTTGTGTAGGCTTGGTTTACTCTTCCAAACGATATTTGAGTACCTGTTGCTGGTAAATTTCCTGGCATGATTACATTTCTTTAAGTATGTAGATTATTTATTTATTAATTGTAATTTCTAAAATCTTTTTTTCAAGATCCTTAATCTGTTTTTGTTGTTCTTTGATTGCCTCAATTAACAACGGAACCATTTTTTCATATCTAACGGCCTTATATCCATCTTCTCTGGTAGCCACAACTTCCGGTAACACTTTTTCAACTTCTTGTGCAATTACTCCCACGTCATCTTTTCGAACAAAATATCCATCCTCCCCGCCTCGAGATTTAATATTCTCATCGATCCAATTAAAATTGACACCCCTAATTTGTTGTAATTTTCCCAGGGGATCAGCAATTAATTTTATGTTTTCTTTTAATCTTTCATCGGAAGAATAATATGCAGTAATTTCATTAGTGGCACGAATTTCTCCAGAAGTACCAGATGCTGCCGTACCAACTCCCAGAGACGGAACCCTTGCAGTGGCATTATTGCTGCATAAAATATTTGATGCAGTTCTAGATTGTTCAACGGTATCAAATGATGTTACAAAAGTAATTGCCCATCCTTGACCCCATTGGTTATCAAATCCACTGTAACCAGTTTGAACTTCTGTAACAAAAACTTGTGGATAACTCCATGTCGAATTTGTTTCTCCTATCCAAATGCAATCACTTGTAGCATCTCGACCCCATCTTACTGTAAATCCCGAGCGTCCTTCATCGGTTAATTGTGTTGCAAACCAATTATACCAATTTTCTCCAGAATAGTTGTATCCCCCAATTTCCCAAGTTGTACTATAACCAGTGGTGTATTCATATAATTTTACTGTAAATCTCAACATTGTACTTGAATTATTACGGCCCACAGGTAATTTTATTTTTATTGCCCCAGTAATGGTTGAGTTAGATGTCGTATATTGCGCACCTTCAGGCATTACAAAACGATAGCCTTCGCTACTAGATATTGCAGGGGCTTTTATGGCAGACAGTGTCCTAGATCCACCCGAACCTGTTAAAACCATAAAATCAGTAAAATTTGCATCTAACTCTGCATGAGTTAGAGCGCTTCCTTTATTTCCTCGTAATGTTACAGCCACGGTTTATGTTATCCTTTATCAAGACCTAATTTGTTGATTAAACTAAACAATAAAGATTCTAATTTTTCTATTTTTTTGTCTTGTTCCTTAATCGCTTCAACTAATAAAGGAATAACTCTTTCATACTGAATAGTTTTGTAATTTTCACCCGAAATACTATTACCGTTTTCGTCTATATCAAAGGGGGCAGGCCGAACCGCTTCAGGTAAAACTGATTCTACTTCATCTGCAAATAATCCAACTAGTTTTTTTGATTTATCGTAGCCAAATTTTTCTGCTATATCGTTTGGTGTGTAGGTAATTCCTGATAATTTTTTAACTTTGGTTATGGGGTCTTCGATAACTTTTACATTTTCTTTTAATCTTCTATCTGAATAATACGCAGTAATTTCATTGGTAGCACGAATTTCTCCAGTAGTGCCTGATGCTGCTGTACCTACACCAAACGACCCAAATTGTACGCTTTCACTGGTCGTGCCAGAAGTTAAAAATTTAACCCACGAAGTTGATCCGCTGTTATTAGTTTTTCTTCCATAAAAAACTTGATCAAAAAAACTACCAGCAATTTGCATGGCATAATTATTACTGTCATTACTGTGTCTTGCTTCGATTAAATGCTGCCAACTTGATGCACCAGAATAATAGTTAGTCGGGGATGAAGATTCAAAAAAACCGCTTTTTGATGCAATAGTTCCTGCATCGTCTTTTGTAACTGTGCGAGTATTACTGTTTCCCCATAATATTTCAGGCGCAGTAATAGTAGATAAAGTTCTAGAAGCGCCTGCACCGGTTAAGGTCATAAAATCAAGAAAGTTTTGATTTAATTCTGCATGAGTCAAGGCGGATGTTTTATATCCGTCTGCTCCAGCATTTGTACTTCTTAGTGTTACTCCCATAGTTTATTCCTGTTTTTATATTTATTTTTTAAAAATTTAAAAAAAGGTCCTAACATCGTTAATAGTTTTATACACCGCTTTCCATTTTTCAGAATAATCGCAATTTTCTGTTTCTTTAAAATACGGTCCGCCATTTGTATAGTGTATTAATTTTGGAATATTTGCAGTTTGATTTTGATTTTCGACTAAAAAATTCCACTCTAAAGGTAAACTTCCTATTTCAGATTCAGAATCTAGCCACTTAAATTGATGCAAATCTAAACCGTTGGCTTTTTCAACATAGTCTACAGTCAATTTTTTACATTTTTTATTGTTAAAAAACATTACGCTAGACCAATTTTTTTTATCATATTGAAATTGATTTGAGTTTAAAAACTTTTTTCCTGCTTGACAAACTTGATTGTGTTTAACACACATTACAGAATATTTTTCATCTATTAAATCAAATAATTCTTTTATGTCGTGATCTACAATTATGTCATTATCTAAAAATAATGTCCAACCTTCATAATTATAAAGATGCGGAACTAAAAATCTAGATATACTAAAATCTGTACTTTCTTTTTCTGTTTTCAATCTTGTAAATTCCCTAAGCATGTCTCTGTGCAAGAACATAAAATTTACACTAACAGAACTTTTTTGCATAATGCTTTCTGCCAAAACATATGCAGGCATCCTATTATTTCTGTCATAACCAATACAGATATTATATTTCATTTTTTAGTTAAACCTAATACATCAAATTCTGGATCAGTGGGTATTGTGTACCTTATGTGAACGATTCGTTTTGTATCGTAAAATTTCTTACATCTGTTATTCCACCACTCTGGAGATTTTACTAGTACATGTGCGTTTTCACCGTTTGGTAATTTCTTTTTTGCTAGACCGCAAGAGATAACAAGGAAAACAAATTTTTTTGCTTTAGAAAAAATAGTTTCTAGTGTTTCGTCAATTATTTCTTCTGGAACATGTTCTAAAACGTCTGTGCTGATTACTCCATCAAATACTCCTTCTGGTAACACTTCGTATTCTTTTACACCTATATCATAAAAACTTACATTTTCATTTTCTATCCCAAACATTTTATTAATTGGTTCGGGTTTTTTATAATGCATGGCTTTTCCGCAACCAAAATCTAAAATTGTTTTTGATTTTGTTTTTTCAACTAATAGTTTTAATGTATCTACATATTCAAACTTAAATGATCCGCCTTGGAAATTTCCGCTGTAATGCATTTTTTGATAATGATCTTTGTATTTTTCAAAAATTTCGTTATTCATAGTTTCTTCTTTATAGGTTTTATAGGTTTTGAACTAAATGTGCAAGTTCTGCAAGGATCCATTTGTCTAACTCCTTTTAGAATATGCCTTCTATATTTTCTTAACTCTGGAGAAAGTAAATAATTCGTAAACGATCTATCATAGATCGTGCCAAATAATTTATTTTTCTTCCAATCGTCGCAACAAATCAAATATGATCCGTCGCATTCTATCATCATCTTTTGAAATAGTTTATGGCAGTAATTGTATTTGATAACGCTTTCTGTTGGACCGTTTAATACGCCAACTCTATTAGTAAAATCTGTAATTTCAAACCACTGTTTAGTGTTGTCAATTTCTCTAATTGTTGCATTTGGACTATTTTTAATTATTTCTAATAATTCTGATTTATTTTTATTGTTGTCGTCTTTATAACTGTCATAAACTATTCTAGAAAACAAAGGAATTAAATGCCTATACTTATAGAGTAAAGCACCGTTAGTTAAAATTTGAAGATTTAACACATCTCTATTTTCTGCTAGTAGTAATACAATTTCTTCAAAATCTTTATGAACAGTTGCTTCACCTTTTCCTGAAAGACTAACAGTCACTTTACTTTTTCTTGATTCGACAAACTCTCGAGATCGTTCAATAAATTTTTTTACTGTATCTACGGTCATGGATGCATAGTCATTTACATAATCATCAGAACCTATAGGACAAAATGTACATCGTAAATTACAGGCATTGGTTAAATTTAAATTAATAACTCTAATGTTTTGAATAATTTCTTGGTCTTTTTCTTTTTTCTTTTGTAATTTTTTGGCTATAGATCCAAATTTGACCATAGTGTATATTCGTTTTTTATCTGAATTATTAATCTTTATCCAATTTAATTTTTCTTCTTCAATATATTTTTTTACAAGTGTTTCCTCAAAAGATCCGTTATGAACCATTACTTCAGATCCCACTGATGGAGTATGCCACGAAGAAGGCATCAATGAATTGTCATTTACTGGATAATCGACTAGGCTTTTAAAAAAATCAAAACCAATAATATCTAATGATTTTTGAGTTTTGATTTTTTCTAAAAGGAAAAATATTGTCCACATACCACCAGAAAATCTAAAAGATTTTTTACTGTTGTTTATAATTCCATATTTTTCATAAAATTGAAGAATTTCTTCGTCTGAAAAAATTGGAGTATACTCATATTCTTTAATAGTCTTTTCTAACCAACCATCAGTTACA